TATGCAAGATTTACAGCTAATGGTCTTGAAAGTCGTAGCACCTCTGAGGTGTTAAGTGACATAGGAGGTCAGGCTGCACTTACTTTTGGTATATCAAATACAAATATTCCTATCTTTACTACAGGCGTGGCTGACGATGATTTTCTTAGAGTAGCAGGCACATCTATTGAAGGTAGATCAGCTAGTGAAGTATTAAGTGATATTGGTGGACAAGCATCACTTACATTTGGAATTAGCAATACTAACGCAGTTAAAATTGATAGTGCAAGTGTTGCTGATGACGAGTATGCTAGATTTACTGCAAACGGTCTTGAGAGCAGATCAACTGCTGAAGTATTGTCTGATATTGGTGGTATTACTGCTAGTTCTACAGATACACTAACAAACAAAACAATCGATGCAGATGGTACAGGCAACAGTATTACCAACATTGAAAACGCAAACATTAAAGCATCTGCTGCCATTGACGCTACAAAAATAGCAGATGGTTCAGTAACAAGTGCAGAGTTCCAACATCTAGGCTCTGTAACTTCAGATATTCAAACACAATTAGATGCCAAAGCTAGTAAAGGTCTGGCTGTAGCAATGGCAATCGCATTATAGGAGAAAACATGGCACAAGATTTTGAATCAAATGGAGCACAGATTACAAACTCTGCAACTACAATTTTTACGTCAAACAGTGATGATGCTGTTGTAGGTTTGAGACTTGCAAACATTTTGACTACTACAGTTACAGTAAGTGTATTTGTATCTGAGGGTGGTTCTACAACAAGATACCTTGTAAAAGATTTATCTATACCACCAGCAAGTTCAGTAGAGCTAGTGCAAGGTGGTGCTAAATTTGTTTTACAAAGTGGAGATGTTTTAAAAGGGCAAGCTGGTACAGCAGACAGTATTGATGTGTGGGTATCAGTGGTTGACTCAATTAGTACATAGGAGATAGCATGGCAACAATAACTTCAGTCGGAGGCGTTCAGTATATTGGTGACGCACCAGCAGGTGAAACTATACACGAACACGACACAGAAATTAATAAAGATCAAATTATTACAAGTGCAGTTTTTGCAGGTCCTATAACTTTTGCAGCAACTGTTACTGTTACTGGTACAGTTGTTGTTATATGAACAATCCCTACGACAAAAATCAAGATATACACATAGATCGAGGTACAAGAAAACTTGTTGTAAAAAACACACAAGATACAACTAATATTCTCGAACAAAACAAGTGGTCACAAAACAATGTGGAACAAAAAGGAGATATGCAACGCATAGCTCAGATACCTTTGATTGCACTTAAAATTAAAACAAAAGAACGATTTGGACACTCTAATTGGTATAAAGTAGCAAAAGATGAACAGAAAAAAATAATTAGAGAGATGGTAAATAGTAACGAGTTTATGTTCTTTAGAACAGGAGATAAAAGATTATAATGGCATTAGACACCTATACAAACCTAAAAACAGCAATTGCAAACTTTCTTGCTAGAGATGATTTATCTTCAGAGATTGATGATTTTATTGATCTCACAGAAGCAGACCTTAATCGTAGATTAAGAATAAGGGCTATGGAAAACGTATCATCTTTTACAATAGATGCAGAAACTGAGGCACTGCCTACAGGTTTTTTACAAGTCCGTAGTTTTCATTTAGTGCAAAACCCTAAGATTGCTTTACAGTTTATGACACCGTTTCATCAATACGAAACTAAAGGTTCATCGCAAACAGGCACACCGAAAGCATACTCAATAGAAGGATCTAACTTTAGATTTAGTCCGTTGCCAGACACAAGCTACACTGCCAGTCTTGTCTTTTACAAAGCATTAGACTCACTTGATGGTAGCACAGCTACAAATTTTATTTTAACAAATCATCCTGATGTTTATTTGTATGGTGCATTATACTTTGCATCTACATTTATTAGAGGCATGGATCAAGGATCTGTTGCACAATTTAAGGCACAATATGAAGCTGCAATCAAACAAGTAGAAGAAGCAGACGAAAAAGATAAATATAATGGAACACCTCTAGTTCAAAGAACTGGAATAAATATAAACAATTTTGATAACGTAAAATAATGCAAGTACCCTTTGGAGAGTGGCTGCCTGATTTACCAGATCATTTAAATCCTGGTGCAACGCAAGCCAAGAACGTATATCCTGCTGTAAATAGTTACAGACCATTTAAAAGTATTACACAAGCAACAGCTAATGCTTTAGATAACAGAGCACAAGGTGCTGCATCTTTTACATCTGATACTGGTGCAGTTAGTATCTTTGCAGGTGACTCTAGTAAACTTTATAGAATACTTGCAAACTCAGTCGTGGATGAAAGTGGCGGCACTACTTTTAATACTGCTGCTAATGGTTATTGGGATTTTGTAAAGTTTGGAGAAAGCATAATTGCTTTTAATGGTGTAGACGCACCTCAAACATGGTCACTTGATACTTCTACAGACTTTGCTGCACTTTCAGGTTCACCACCAACATTCAGACACGCAGCAGTTGTAAACAATTTTGTTGTTACTGGATTTCAACCAACAGCTCAAAACAAAGTACAGTGGTCATCTTTTAACAGTGCAACATCTTGGACAGAAGGTGTTAATCAGGCTGACTCAGAAACATTGCCAGAGGGCGGTGTAATTACTGGTGTAACAGGTGGACAGTTTGGTTTGATATTTCAAGAAAACAGAATTACCAGAATGGATTATAGGGGTGGTAATGTAATATTTTCTTTTAGACGTATTGAAGACAACATAGGTGCAGTACAAGGTAAAACAGTTATTAAAGTTGGTAACCTTGTATATTTCCTATCAGAAGATGGTTTTAGAGTTACAGATGGCAACTCATCAAAACCAATCGGTAATGGTAAAGTAGATAGATTTTTTAAATCTGATCTTAGATTTGCACACAGAGAAAGAGTAAAAGCTGCTGTAGATTATGCGAATAAATTAGTTTGTTGGTCATATCCATCTACTGCTAGTGGTGTAACAGATAAAATTATTATCTACAACTATGAAACTCAAAGATGGTCTATAACAGAACTATCGCATGAGTTTATATTTAACTACATATCTCCAGGTTTTACTGTCGATGAGTTAGACAACTACCCATCAACAGGATCTAATAACTTAGATGCTATCAACGTACCATTAGATAGTGATATATTTGTAGGTGGGTTGAGGTCGTTTGGTGTATTTGACACCGATCATAAGTTTGGCACATTTGAGGGATCAAACCTTGAGTGTGAGATAGGCACTGGAGAGACAGAGATATTTCCGCAAAACAGGTCACTGGTAACACACGTTAGACCTATTGTGGACACAACATCAGCTACTGGATCTCTGACTACACGCAACAGAGTGGGTGATTCACAATCTACAACATCACCAGTTGCAACCATGCACGCTACAGGAACAATACCGTTTCATAAAAGTGCAAGATATTTTAAATTTAATATGCAAATACCAGCAGGCACTACTTGGAATGACGCACAAGGTATTGATATAGAAGCTACAAAAGAAGGATATAGATAATGACAACAGGTTTATTGGGTGATACACCATTTTTAGATTTACTACAGGACTACACTGTTAAATTTAATAACAGAGTAGAAAGTAATCCTTTTGGTAATTACAGCAATTTTCAGGCATCTGATTTTGTAAACACACCGTTTGGTGAACGTATTGCACAACCAAAATTTGACGGTAATCAATTTTTAATGCCTGATTTAAGTGGTTCTACTTACACACCAGGTAACTTTAGTCTCGCACCAGGTGCAGGATTTAATTTTGGTAACATGGGTACATACACTCCAGGTGCTTTTAATCAGTTCTTTCAAGCACCAATGACATCTCCAGCTATGGCTAGACCAGCATCCACAACTAGAGATCGTGATGGTAGAGAAAATTTAGAAAGATTTTTACGAGGTGGATCTGCACCGCTAGGAGCAGTAGGAACTCAATTTGTTGGAGATCAAGGTTTTAGAATTAACGCAGATGGAACTGTAACAAAACTTGATGAGGATTCTTTAGATTATAAATTTAATAAGTTTATGTCTGGTTTATTAAGTGCTACTCCAGGTAATCTAATAAGAAATGCTATAGCTGGTACACCACAAAATATATCAGATTTAGCACAACAAGTAGGCAACCAATTTGGTGACGAAGCTGCTGCTAATTTTTTTGCAGAAGCTGCTAAAAATAGACCAAGCGGTGCTTTAACAAGTGAACAGGCTGATGCTGCAAGACGTAGAGCTTTTCAATCAGGCACAACAACTGGTCCTACAAGAGACCGAGCTGGAAATGTTACCGATCCAGGTGGTCTTAATAGACAAAGAGAAAAAGAAAAAGACAGACTTTCTAGAGAAACTGGTAAATCAAGAGGCTTTTTTGGTGGTAGATAATGGCTAGTAAACAAAACTTAGAATATATCTATCAGTACATTGATAGCACTGAGGACTTTCAGCGTATTGTTGAGGATTTAGCAAATCAACTTATTACGTATCACAACACTGAAAACCAAGAAGTAGTAGCATGGTTTCTTGCATAAACTGCAATCATCCTTGTCATTGTGATAGAGATGAAACTTGTTGTAAATGTGATTGTGCATATTGTGAACACGAAAATGCATTAGATGAATTTTGGAAAAACTTAAAAGATGGCACATACCTATAAAAATAGCAAAGTAGACCTAACGTCTACAGGAGACACAGTGTTATACACTTCACCTGCTGCAACAACTACGATTGTCAAAAGCATATTAGTGTCAAATGATGATACATCTAATGCTTGTCACATAACAGTTACACTACTAAATACAAGCAATACAGTGTTTAGTTTATTTAAAGAAAAAAACATAACTGCGAAAACAACTGAGGAATTACTAACGCATCCGATAGTAATGAACACAGATGAAGAACTAAAAGTACAAGCACAAAATGCTGACGATCTTCACGTGGTATGTAGTTATTTAGAGGTTACATGATTGGTGTTGTTCAGATACCTCAAGAAAATATAGAAACAGTTTGGACTTTAGTAGATGATGCAATTACAAAAGCATTAGCTTACTCTGGTCATCATTATAACACACAAGATGTATTAGACGCTTGTAAAAGCGGTGATAATCAGTTGTGGTTGGTTTGGGATGAAGAAACTGAACCAAAACTAAAAGGTGTTGTGGTTACTAAAATAATCATAAGACCGAACTCAAAGGTTGCAAACATATTCATTTGTACTGGAAAACAAAGAAAACTTTGGCAAGACAGATTGCACGATATTGAGAAATGGGCTAAAGATAATAAGTGTACGCACTTTGAAACTTATGCCAGACCAGGATGGTCTAAATTATTAAAACAAAAAGGGTATAAAATTACCCATTACTTACTAGAAAAGAAATTGGAGGAATAAGTATGTCAAGTGGCGGAAATGAAACTACCACTCAAACAACGCAGCCTTACGCACCTGCGGAACCTTTTTTAAGGGATATATTAGGCGAAGCACAGAATATTTACAGAAGTGGTGTAGGTAGACAGTTTTTTCCAAGCAGTACAGTAGTACCGTTTGCAGATCAGACACAACAAGCACTCAATTTACAGCAAGCAGCAGCATTAGAACAAATGCAACCTTCAACATTGCAAGGTCAAGCTGCAACAACTTTAGGTAATCTAGCTAGTGGTACTGCATCAAATCAGTTTTTAGATCAAGTAAGACAAGGCATCACATCTGACGTATTGAGTAATGTTCAAACACAATTCGGTGGTATGGGTAGAACAGGCACAAGTCCAGCAGCTCAACAAGCAGTTGCACGTGGAGTGACACAAGCCTATGCACCTATCGCTACAAGTTTACAACAGCAAGAAAGAGACAGACAACTTAAAGCTGCTACACAACTTTCGCCACTACAAGAACAAATGGATCTTCGAAGAACATCAAGTATTGCATCACTTGGTGGTGTA